GTATTGTATCGGAAATTGCCGATATGCTTGAAAAAGTCTATGACCGCCTATGAGGGGGTTTTAGATGAGTGATTTATCGAGAAAAAGAACTGATGCGGTAATCGCAACTTTGCTCGACGCAGATTATGATTTTAGCGAATATATCTCAATAGCAAAACAATCAGAAAACTCTTTTGATATGATTTTGCCTCAATTGATTGAGGATAAAATAGATCAACCGTATAGAATGAGAGATTTGGAGTCTCCTATGAGCGTTGCCTCAATGACTATTGGTTCGCCGTATATGGCGGGTCAAACTAAGGTATCGACAAATATGATGGAGGACTGGCCGATGGCTGATGCTTCAAATCCTTACGGCCACCATCATCCTTTATGCTTGAAATCAGGCACTTGTCCTTTACTGCATGGAGGGCAATATGGGGAACCTGAATATGCACATCACCTTATTGAATTCAGTAAATTATTGAAAGACCATGCTTTGCATGAAAAGTCTTTATCACATTTACATCGGAATTCGCCGGAATACGGTAACTCGCCTATGTCTATGCACGATTTATACCAAAAAGACCGTAATAGAAGCGCATTTATGGATGAAGGCGAATGGCTTGAAGAAAAAAGACAAGAATTTATGACTTCATTTGGAATGCTGTCTTACTTGTTTGGCCTTGATTGGAATACACCAGCACATAGAGATGAGTTTGGAGACATTTTACAAAAAATGAGTGCCGAAGAGTCCAAGGATTCTCCAAATACAAAGGCCATGATTAACAAATTACAAGAAAAATCAGGAATTACATGGGATCGTGCTTTGCGTTCATGGAAAGGTCGGTTCACGCCGTTGGCTGAATGGTGGACTCGCCCTGCTGATCGTCATGGCCCCGTTTCAAGTGCAAATTTGGGAGATTTAGACAATCATTATACCGGCGCATGGGATAGCGAAAATAAAAAGTCGCTGAATCATCACTGGTGGTTGCCCTTTTTGCATTGGGGTGGTGTTGGTCGTTCTAAGGATTCATTGAAAGACTTACTAAAGCAATCATATCCGGCTGTATTTAATGGAGGATGGGTTGAACAAGAATTGGTAGATTCGGTATTTGAAAAATTAGACCAATCTTTGCATCATAATAGCCACTTTCCGAATGCGGCGACTCAAACTGGCTCGCCAGCCCTTACAGGAGGGACTAATTCAGACCGATATACCCGTAAGAGAGGGAATTGGTCGGCGGTATCAAATCACGCACACCTTCACCCAAGCGAGGTAAAGGGTCAAGGTGGTAGAATGACTGTGCCATCCGATGCTTTGCTTATGTCCTCTTTGGGGAGGGCTATGGCGGCACATACTGATGTTGGCAATCCAAAAAGAGGTATTTATCGAGAAGACCACCCATCGTCGGTATCTGATTATTGGAAATTGCATAATGCTCATTTCAAAGACGCTGATATGGCACTTGGCGACAACATATCAAAAGTAGTTGAGCAAGTCATAAAGCAATTTGGGCCGGAGGTCTTAACTGGAACTGATATTGAGTCTAATACAATTGCGAGGGGCAACTTACAACAAATTGCTCAAGCGGCAAACATGGCGGCAATGAGAGTAGAGAATAAATCTCAAAACGGCAACGGGCAAATTATTCAACCAGTATCCCCTATGGCTCAATCTACTATGCCACCAACATATTTGGCAGGCAACAATGATGTATGGGGCCATGAAATGCCCGCTACGCTGGCATGGAGGTTTGACCCTGAACAAAACGGATTGCGATTTGATTTGAAGGAGACTCCTTTCAAAACATTACAAAGAACTGTGCATGAAAACCACATTCCTTTGCCATCCATGCTGGATGCTGAAATACAACCAAAAGAAAGAGATGTTTATGCTATGTCGGCAACAAACCCATACGGCCATTCTCATTTAGTAAGTGGAGATTTGATTAAAGCGGATGATTATGAACCAACTGGTGTTTTCAAGACAATGATTGAGCCAGCGCATACAATTTATGATTTAGGAGATATTGCTTCTTTGAAAGGATTTAGCGGAGGTTGGGCTGTTCAAAAAATGCCTAAAGGAAAGCGACAAATAGTTGAAAAGAAGGGCAAGCGAGTATCTCCTATGTCTTTGTCGAGTAAAATAAAAACCGACTTGAAGAAAATACAAGGCGATGCTATTTTTGACGCTTATGTTGATGGCGACACTATGGTTGCTGTGGATTTACTTTTGCATAAAGGAACGGATTTACACTTAGAACCACTTGAAGATCGTTTAGATGCTTTGAGAACCCTGTATGACAGCACAGACCATTTGCATTTTCCTTCGCCAAATAATTACAATTCAGCCGATAACGATGGCTTAGAAAAAACGGTTTTGTCGTTAAAGGAGAAAGGCGGTAATTTGTTATTGCGGGATTTGACTTCAACTTTTATCAAAGGCCGTTCTGTTCATCCAAAATGGATTCGCTTTGTTGATAAAGAAAACATTTCAAAGCAATACCCAACCACGCCTCATATCAAAGTGATACATAATGACATTACTTTGCATTATCCTGAAATTTTATCGCCAGTTTTTATTAAAGGAGAATATGATGGCAAAGGGTATGATGTAGAGTCTATTGAATGTGAATTGCCTTCGTTGGTGAAACACGCTTCACATCAAATGCCTCTTTGGGGGCCGGTGGCATTATCTCTTTTGAAAGAAGGTGCGGCTGTTGGTGGCGGTAGCGTCGGTGGCGGCAGTAGTGGCGGAGGTTCTTCTCTTTCATCGAATAGTGCTGGAACGCATAGTCCATTACACAGTGTCGTAAGAAGGAAAAAACGAAGAAAATTCAAAACAATCAAATCCATTATACTTCGCGCACCAGCGATAACTGGCGACGAAAAAAAGGGAGATAATGTAGATCGAACTATGAAACAAACTCGGAGATATATTAGGGATGAATCTAAATCAATGACTACATCTGAATTATGTAGTGCCGTAAAAAATCTAAGCCCAAAAATGCTTGAAAACTTTGGTAATGAATATGGGATTGAAGAAGATGATGGCAAGTGGACTGTAAATGAAGCAATTGACGATGACATTATAGAGAATTTCGTATATCCTCGGATGAATAGTGCATCGCCTGATGGCGGCGCATGGTCTGGTATGCAGGCCGATTTGACCGCACCGCGAGGGCCAACAGAATTGACCGATGAAGAAAACACTACCTTTGCCGACCCTAAAAACCGTGACCTTGAAGATGAAGAACAAGAGCCAATACTCAATTTAACAATACAAGAAAAGGATGTTGGCACTGCCGAACTTGAAGTGGGCGGAGAAAGGGCCGTTCTCCGTTATCCAGAAAAAACCCCAAAAGAAATAGCAAATGAGCAAGACATAGAGCCTGCTTCAAGGTCTGAACCACAACGAATTGCTTAATTGGATTGCCAAATCATTCATATACCTTGACATGAAATCCTTCGGTTCATGCAAGCGCAATCAACTGTCGGTTTCTCCGCAATTGGTTCCGACTTTGTTTTGAAGTCGGCTGATGGCGCAGACTTGTTCGTTGCTGGTTACGCATCAGTTGATATGGTCGATAAGCAAGGTGATAGAATCCCTGTATCGGCTCTAAAGAAGGCTTTTAGTAAATTTATGAACAATAAAGCATTCCGCAATGTTCAACTCGCCCACAGTGGCATTCAAGTCGGAGAGGTAGTAAATAGTTACACCGATTCTCAAAACCGTGTGTGGAAATCTGAAGTTGATGATCATGGGCTGTTCGTAGTATGTAAAATCCGTGACGATATTCAAAAAGCAAGAGAAGTCCAAAAGCAAGTTCGTGATGGCGAACTACGCTCATTTTCTATTGGCGGGCAGGCGTTGTTCCGTGTTACCAAAACAACCCCTGAACTCGGAACTCACCGAGAGATTACAGACCTTGAACTCCATGAAATAACACTGTGTAAGAAGGGCATTAACCCTGAATCAAATTACACAATTCTAAAAATGGATGATGAGGATGATACAATGACAAACGCAGAAACACTGAATGAAATTCGCAACGGCCTAAGCCGTGTTCTAAGCCACCTCGACGGTGATGAAATCGTCAAGGGAGATTATATGGATAAGAACATGACTTGCTCTATGTGTAAAGGAGATGAAGCCGGTTGCGAAAATTGTTCACCAAAAGAAACAAAAAAGAGTGATAACATGTCTGGAAATGAAAACAACGCAATGGCCTATATTGATACCTTAGAAAAGTTCGCACACGAAGCAGGTGTAAATCTCGATGAAGTCCGAACACACTTTGGACTTGAAAAAGCATACATGCAAGAAGGCTCCGGCGGATACTCTCACCGAGGCCAAGGCGATGAATACGGTTCTGGGGAGGATGCAACTGAACCAACATACCCAACTCTACCTTCTCCAAGTGGCAACCAAACTGTCATCAAAACCAATGTTCCTTCGATGGGCTACAATGCACCATCTGGCAACAAGAATGTGATTAAGGGCGAAGACTTGACCCCTGCCGCACTTGAGCGTGGATACAACGCATACGCCGCAATCCGTGACGAACAATCTCTCAAGGGACTCGTTGAAAAAGAATGGAAAGAACGCTACGAAGCAGAAACCCTTCAAGCATTGGAAATCCAAAAGCAATCCGACTTCGGAGGCCAAATTGCGGCTCTACGAAACGAGATTCAATCACTACGAACCGAAAACTCCGACCTTCAAAAGTCGGCAACTCCAACTCCAACTGAAACCACTGTAAGAGTCCCTTCTCACGAAGAATTCAATGCAATGGGTTCAGGGATTGACGGATGGCGAGCCGCAGAAGACCTTGCCCGACGCGCACTGCGGGGCGAGTAAATCAAAAACTGATAAATGGAAGTGAATGATATGGGAAGCACAGGATACCTACGAACAATCGAAGACATGGAACGCCTTTACTACGGTGCAGGCGCAGGCGCAAACGCATGGGCTTATTCGGGAACGGATTTGCTCAAGGCTGATTCGCCTTTGACATCATCAACTGCTGGAACATACCAAGCGATTTTCGGTCGCAAAGTGTGGTCGCAATTGAACCAAGAATTTAACGCCTTTTCAATTCTACCTAAGAAGCCTTGGGAAAAGAGTGGATGGCGTGTAGTTACTGCAAAGCCGGACTTTGGAAAGGGCGGCGGTGTTGCTGAAAACGGAACACTACCGGAAACCTCCAAGCCTTCTTTTGAGCATGTTTCAACCAAGCCAATGACTGTTGCCCACACCTTCGACTTGTCGGAGACTGCAATGTTCCTCGCTGATAAAGACGATGGACTTGGCGATGCAAGAGCCGTTATGAAAATGGAAATGGCAAAGCATCACGCTGAACACATTAACCGAATGCTTCTTGAGAATGTCGATACCGTCTCTGGAAACGGCTTTGAATCTATTGACCGTTGCACTTCTTCATCTTTCACTGAAAGCGCAACTGATTTCGTTGATGTCATTACAGATCACAACCAATACAGCATCACCCGAAACGGTGCTGGTGCAGGTTCTCGCCAATGGTATGACGCAAATGTAGATGCAGGGGCGGCAGGTGCAAACCGAGCATTGTCCCTCAACATCATTGATGGAATGTTCCGAGAAGTCTGGGAGCGCGGTGGCCAGCCAAAGGTCATCCTCACTGGATACGATACTTTGGAAAAAATCCAACAACTTCTACAACCTCAACAGCGTTTCACTGAAATGAAGCGTGTGGTTCCCGGCGTAAATGGTGTCAAGGGTGTTCCCGGCATGGAAGCCGGTTTCGTCGTTGCTACTTACAACGGTGTTCCTATCATTCCTTCAAAGGATGTTGAAAACGAATCTGGTGGCGCAATGTCCCGCATGTATTTCCTCGATACGGACTACATGTATTTCTGCACTGCAAAACCAACTCTTTACCACGAAAGCGGAATTGAAACCGGAGATCCATTCGGTATCAACCGACTCGGACAAATGGGATTGTTTCATACAATGGGCGATCTATGGCAACTCTTCTACGGCGCACACGGCAAGGTTCGTGACATCACCGCTTGATGAAGAACAAAAAATGGAAGTGAAATACAATGACTGAAAACGCAAACATTACAGAAGCAAACGCCGCAACCAAGGTTATCCTTGATACACGACTACCAGTGGGTGCATCACCTGATAGCACCGCTTGGCAGGCTCAATTAGCCTCGTCT